GCTAACGGAAGAGCCAGTAAATGCAAGCCTTGCTGTAATCTACTAAACAGGCACAAGAAAAGGTATAAAAGATACGGACTAACCCGGCAACAGTTTGAAGAAAAGTTTGAGGCGCAGAATGGACAATGCGCAGCGTGTGAGGTGGAGTTGGAGCTTGAGGGGAGACGGACCCGCAGCCCTTGTGTAGATCATAACCACAGCACAGGCGAAATAAGGGATATACTATGTACCAGATGCAATCTTGCCGCAGGCAACCTGAAGGACTGTTCGGAACGCGCAAGAAAGCTGATGAATTATCTAAAGAAATGGAAATGTTGAGGTAACTCCATGCAACAGACAGATGTAAAAGCGGCGCATTTGAGCGTTTCTGGAATCATTCAGAGCGGTAGAACGCGGTTAAAACAGTTTACTTTTGCGGGCACTGGAGGCCAGACAGGTAGGCTGGTTGTTTTTGATTCCGTTGCAGCACCTACCACGACGGGGACTTATGCTCAGTCAGGCACTACTACTGTTACGGTAACAAAAACGGCGCATGGGTTGAACACGGGGGATGTCGTAGGTATTTCGTATAGCTCGGCTACGGGCGGTTCTGCTACGGATGGTAATTATGTCATCACCAGAACTGGGGCGGATACTTTCACGGTTACAGACCCAAATAACAACACCATCAGCGGCTCTCCTCCCGGTTGCCAGTACGTATCTGGGACCAATCGGTGGGTTACTACGTATGAGACTTTGACTGGATCTACGGGCACATCAAGCGTTGACGTACCGGGGGAAGGACTTTTGGTAGCTAACGGTATTTACGCGTATCTGTTGAATGTAGGCTTTGTAACCATTCATTTTGGTTAAACCATGAGCACTTCCGGCACAGCTGTTTTTAACCCTGATATCGCTGAGATTATCGAAGAAGCCTTCGAGCGTGCGGGGGTAGAAATTCGCACAGGCTATCAGTTCAAGACAGCACGGCGTAGTCTAAATCTCCTCGCAATGGAGTGGGCGAACCGGGGGATCAATCTTTGGACTGTTCAAGAATCCCAGATAACACTGGTGCAAGGACAGGGGACTTACGATTTACCAGACGATTGCGTAGACATTATTGAACATGTAATCCGTCAGAATCCGGGCAGTCAATACAACCAGACTGACTTAGTTATCCCTAGAATTGCGTTGCCTACGTATGCTGCGATTCCTAACAAGCTGGCGCAGGGAAGACCTGTTCAAGTCTACGTAGACCGTCTTGCGCCCACTCCTACAATCAATATCTGGCCTACACCGAACCAGTCTAGTTACTTCTTTCACTTTTGGTATCTCCGGCGCATTCAGGATGCGGGTAACTCTGCGACGTACACAATGGACATGCCCTTCAGGTTTATCCCAGCGATTATAGCGGGTTTGGCTTACTATGTGGCACTAAAATCGCCAGAAAGTGTAGATAGAATCCCCATGCTGAAGCAGATGTACGACGAAGCATTTGACCTTGCAGCAAGGGAAGATCGGGATAAAAGCCCAGTGCGTTTTGTACCTATGGCGGGATATCTAGGTGGTGGCTGGTAATGGCTACGCGCTTTGCTTCGTATAAACGGGCATTTGGGTTTTGTGACCTTTGCAATCAGCGCTATGACCTGAAGGTCATGAAAAAGTATTACATCATGGGCAAGTTGATAAACGCGAAGCGTTGCCCTGAGTGCTGGGACCCGGATCACCCGCAGAATTGGGTAGGCATTATAGGTAGTCAGAAAGTTGCAAACGACCCGCAAGCACTACGTGAGCCAAGACCTGATACGAATAGGAATGACAGCTGTAGTGATTTCGCCTACAATCCCATAGCAACGCAGCTGGCTAATTTGTATTTGAACAACCTGAGAATTACGGAATTTACGTCCGTTCAACCCGGAGTTGTAATTGTTCCGCCCATACCGGGCAATGCTATTCTTTAAGAGGAAACTACGATGGCTAAATGGGAAGGTTCAGCTAAGGATGTCGAACAAGACACTAAACTGGCAAAGAAAAACAAAATGTCTATGAAAGACTGGGAAGCCTCTGACATGGATAAAAAGCATGATAAGCAGAAGTCTACTAAGGGCCTCAAGAAAGGCGGTGTAACCTCTGCCGATATGAAGAAATTTGGGCGCAATCTGGCGCGTGCTAAGAACCAGATGAAGTCATCTAGAGGTAAGTAAAATGGCTGAGCACAAAGAAGGTTCTGCAGAGTATAAGGGCATTAAGTCTGTTCCTACCCCCAACACTTCTGGCTATCCGAATGCCATTAAGAGTACTCAGACACAGAAGACTCGCGGTACGGGCGCGCAGACTAAGGGCACCAAACACAGCACGAAGATGGGCTAAACCATGGCGCTGACGTACATCCAGTTAAGCGAAGCTATTCAGAACTATACTGAAGTTAATGAGCCGACGTTCATAGACAATATCCCTAACTTTGTCCAGAACACAGAAACGTTGATTAACAACACGGTGCAGTTGCCTGCGTTTAGAAAAAATGTCACAGGGCAGACGACGCCCAGCTTTCCTTATGTGGATCTTCCGTCTGACTTTTTGTCCATTTTCTCCATAGCAGTAGCTTCGTATGCGCAGGACGGTATTACGATTGTTGGGCCTTACGTTTATCTTCTTCAGAAGGATGTGAACTACATCCGTGAGGCTTATCCGTATCCTGCTACGCCACCTACTTCTGCGACAGGTCAACCTAAATATTATTCTATCTTCAGCAACGAAGCCTTTCTGATGGGGCCTACGCCGGATATTTGCTATCCGCTTGAGATGCATTATTACGCTTATCCTCCTTCCATTACGGTTGCTGGTACTAGCTGGTTGGGCGATAATTATCCTTCTGTTTTGCTCTGGGGATCACTTGTTGAAGCCGCTATTTATCTTAAAGGTGAAGCGGATATGATTCAAAACTATCAAAACAAGTATAATGAAGCTATGGCACCCCTGAAGCAACTTGCTGATGGCAAAGATCGTGAAGATAATTTCCGTACTGTACAGGTCCGTCAAGGAGTCCAATAATGGAAAATGATAACATTCCCCGCCTCTCTGAAGAGGTAACATTTGTAATTAACAGTGTGTCAGTAGTGGCGGATCGCGTTGAGCCTCTTGACTCTGACATTGAAATTTCAGAAGAGGTTTAATCATGGCTATCACTCAGGCTTTAGCGGCATCTTTTAAACAAGAATTGCTCAATGGCGACCACGATTTCGGTGGCGTTTTTACGGGGTCTATCGCTTCCACCACCCTGACAATCACTGCTGTAACAACGGGTAAACTGCGTATTGGTTCCGTTATTGCGGGTACAGGCGTCACGGCGGGCACTACAATCACAGCTTACGGCACGGGTACTGGAGGGGCAGGGACCTATACGGTGTCTTCTGCACAGACGGTTTCTTCGACCACAATCACTTGTGGCGATACTTTCAAGTTGGCCCTTTACACGTCTTCAGCCACTTTGAGTTCTGCGACTACCATTTATACTGCTTCTAATGAGTCATCAGGTACGGGGTACACTCCCGGCGGCGCTACGCTAAGCCTCACAACACCAAGCGCTATCGGTGGTACATATCTTTCTGGTACTACGGCGTACCTTACTTTTAACGATTACACTTGGGCTTCTGCCACTATTTCGGCTGCGGGAGCGCTGCTTTATAACTCTACTCAAGGCAATAAGGCGGTAGCGGTATTTAGTTTTGGCGCGACCTACAGCTCAACGAATGGGAATTTCACTATCACTTTCCCTGCAGCAACAAGCTCTACCGCTGTAATTATCCTTAGCTAAGGAGTACTGCAATGCCCTTATTAGCTGATCGAGTCCAAGAAAGCACCTCGACAATTGGTACGGGTACGCTGACGCTTTCTGGTGCCGTTACTGGATACAGGACGTTCAATGCTTCGTTCAATAATGGCGATGTTGTCTACTATACCATCGACGATGGCGCGGGTAACTGGGAAGTAGGCTACGGTACGGTAGGTACGGGGACTCTGACAAGGACGGTAGTCCTTGAGTCTTCTAATGCCAATGCGCTAGTGTCGTTCGCTTCGGGTGTTAAGCGTGTTTTCAATACGGCTACGGCAGTCTCCATCCTCAATGCCAGCACGGGCGGTACGGTTAATGGCGCTCTAACTGTCACTGGTGCTACAACACTTGCTACGTCTTTGACGGGTATTTTGCAAGCTATTTCCGGTGCTGTATCTACTATTACCATTGGGTCCGGTCTTACTTTTGCAGCTGGCACTTTGACATCTACGGGTAGCGGCGGCACTGTTACGAGCGTATCCGGCACTGGGACTGTTTCTGGTCTAACCCTTTCTGGGACCGTCACTACTTCTGGGAGTTTGACCCTTGGTGGTACGTTAAATCTTTCATCTCCCCCCGCGATTGGTGCGACTACGCCCGCCGCAGGAACCTTCACCACCCTAACCGCCACAGCAGACTCGGCCTTCACATCCACCGGAGCCTTGACGGTATCTAAGGGGACCACGGGGCAACAACCTGCAAGCCCGGTGACGGGCATGATCCGCTACAACACGACCTCTAATCAGTTTGAAGGTTATGCGGGTGCTTCGCCCTCTTGGCTTCCTGTGGGTGGATCGGTCATTAGTAATGACACCACGACGGCTACGAATCTCTACCCCATTTTTGCTAATGCCACATCTGGCACGGCGACTACCGTATACACGGGGAATTCAAACCTACTCTATCGTCCCAGCACCGGGGAACTACAAGCCCAAGAACTCATTGCTGCAAACGGTCTAGTTGTTAACTCAGCCACAGTTTCTGCGAATTACACCATCCCATCGGGCAGTAATGCCATTTCAGCGGGGCCTGTTTCTGTGAATTCGGGGGTAGTTGTCACGGTCAGTTCAGGCAGCGTCTGGTACATCAGTTGAGGAATTAAAAATGGCTATAACGCTGAATGGAACGACGGGAATTAGCTCACCGGGCGGGGATACGAGTACTTCTTTATCGACGACGAACCTTAGTTATACAGGAACTCTTACTGGTGGCACTGGAATCATCAACATTGGTTCTGGGCAGATTTATAAGGACTCCTCCGGCAACCTTGGTCTGGGGGTTACTCCAAACACTTGGTACTCCGGTTATACCGCGCTTGAATTCAAAAATTACGGAGCAATTACGTCAAGGGCTGCATCAAATTCGATGGAAATCCTGACAAACGCTTATAGAAATGCGTCAGCAAATTATGTTTATAAGCAAACCGGAACAGCTCAAATTTTAGAAATGGCAAATGGGGCATACAATTTCTATATTGCCTCATCAGGAACCGCAGCGACTACATTTACTCCCACCCAAGCAATGACGCTGGATGCGAGTGGAAAACTTCTGGTTGGGACGACAACGGCTGTCAGCGGATATACGATAGCAATAGGTGACGGTACGTCAGCAACAGGCATTTATGCAAAATGCAATGGCGGCGGCGTAGTTTATGCTGGGGTTGATCCTGTAAATCAGGCAAGTAATGGATTCTACATCGGCCATCTTACGGCAACAAACCAATTGCAGATGCGATGCGGGTCTACTGGTGGTGTTTATCTTTCTTCTGGCGCAACTTCTTGGGCGGCGCTTTCAGACGAACGCTTAAAAGTCGATCTCAAACCAATCGAAAATGCCATACAGAAAGTCTCAACCCTCCGATCCGTAATAGGCCGATACAAGACCGATATAAAAGGAGCGAGCCGTTCGTTCCTGATCGCGCAGGACGTACAGTCCGTATTCCCCGAAGCAGTGAACGCTGAAAACCCAGAAGAACTTGGCGTTAGATATACGGACACCATCCCCCTGCTGGTAGCCGCAATTAAAGAACTCTCCGCACAGAACAACGCACTCGAAGCCCGTCTCGAAGCACTGGAGGCCAAATAAATGGCAGTAAAACTAAATAGCACAGGTGGCGGTTCGGTCACGCTTGACTCCCCCTCGACAGCATCGAACTACACGGTGACGCTACCTACGGTAGCGGGGAATATGCTTGTATCTACGGCGGTTTCTTCATCTACTACAAACACGGTAACCAATAAGATCGCCATCAACATCAGTGGCACAGTCTATTACCTGTTAGCTTCTACGAGCGGGACTTAATCATGTCAACCGTAAAATCCAATGCCCTCCAAATCGGCCAGTCGGTAACGGCCACAAACAATTTCACTTGGTATCAACCAGCATCTCCTGACGGCACGGTACGCCTTGGGAATGGGAACTCGGGGAGTGTAACGGATCTCATCACGGTGGGATCTACGGGGAATTTAACCCTTACGGGTACGGCCATAACCCTCTCCAACTCCGCTGTAATCAGCGCAGCATCCACAAAAACCCTCACTCTCAACGGCGGTGGCTTAACGAATGGGCTGGTGCTTGATGCGAGTAATAATGTGGGGATTGGTATTTCTCCAAGCAATGCTTCTGGGTATACAACCGTTGACGTAAGCAACGCTACCAACGGCGCAAGAATTAGGTGTCTTATTGGAGGCACTGCTTATGGCGGAATGTACACCAATGGAACAACAGATTTCCGAGTCGGCTCTCTAGCAGCAGTTCCATTAAACATCATTACTGGGTCAAACAGCATTGCAACGTTCGATACCTCCGGCAACCTTGGTCTGGGTGTTACGCCCCCTTCTGGGGCAACCAGCAATGGAATGTATTTCGGATCGGCAGGATCAACTATTGGCCTCGGAAATGGACTTCAGCTTGCTGGGAATACCTACTGGGACGGCGCGTGGAAATACCGCGTTTCAAGCACTCCGGCAAACAGAATCGACATCAACGCTGGGAATGCGGGGGTTATTGGATTTTTTACGGCTCCGTCAGGAACTGCTGGGGCCGCTGCGTCTTTCACTCAGGCGATGACGCTGGATGCGAGTGGTTGTTTAGGAGTTGGGCCGGGCGGTACAAGCCCAAGTAGCTATGGCTGGATTACAAGTATTGCATCTCCTATTACTCGTCCTCTTGGGGCTTTTTATAGTAACACGGCTAGTGATTCTGCGTATCCTTGTATCCAAATAGGGAAATATGCCAACGACTCAACTACCGCTAATATTTTTGTTCGCTTCTTTTATAACAACCTGACTAATGGCGGTGGGCAAATTAACGCTAACGGTGCGGGAGCAGCGGCTTTTGGATCGTTCTCAGACGCAAGATTAAAAGAAAACATTGTAGATTTACCACCGCAGCTAGATAGCATTTTAGCCTTACGCCCAACAGAATTTGACTACATTGAATCAGAAGGCGGTGGACATCAGATAGGCTTTATCGCTCAGGAGATGGAAAAAGTTTACCCAGATGCCGTAGGCGAACGCGAAGACGGTATGAAAACAATCACAGGCTGGTCCAAAACTGAAGCTCGTCTTGTCAAAGCCATCCAAGAACTCTCCGCTGAACTCAATCTCCTCAAACAAAAGGTAAACGCATGAACACATATCTTTGGACAATTTCAGCCCTCGATTGCAAGCCACAGGTTGGCGATCTTACGGATTATGTCGTCACATCACATTGGTCCTGTTCCGGTACGGACGGGACATATCAAGGCCAGTGCTACGCAACCGTATCCTTCGAGGTCAACCCAGATAAGCCAGACTACACGCCCTACGACGAACTGACCGAGGCAGAAGTCATTCAGTGGACCCAAGCAGCTTTGGGCGAAGAGCAGGTCACGGCGATCTATACTTCGATAGATTCTCAAATTGAAAACCAGATCGAC